ATGGTATATTCTTAATCTTACATTTTTACAAAAAGGAGATGAAACAAAAACAACTCCTATGTTCGAAGGAAATGATTTCGAGCAAAAGTTGCAGGGTTATTATGAGATGGAAGAAGAAGGTGATGAATTGTATGATATTGTTGGCGGAAAGATTGCTGCATTGTATAGTTTTTGGTACTATAGTAGTGGAGCAGTTCTGCGCGACGACTTCGAAAAGCTTGACCGCGAAATCGAAGAAGGTAAAATATAATGTGTGGAAACCACGAGACGCAGACGAATCTTTAGAGACGTTGTTCGCGGCTACACCACAACGCTTCTAGGCGGCGAATTTGTATACATCAAGCACCTGACTCCGCATGATCAGGTGGAACTCGAAGAGATCGAGGAAAAGTATTATCAAAACGCACAACGTCGCGGCGTACCCACTGAAGCGGAGATGATTGAGTATTTAAAGGAAGAAGGTCAATGGACAGATGCTGACGAGAGCACAATCGCCGAAAAAACTTTTTATATTGAAAACTTAAGAAAAACATTAGATAAACTGATACTCAAAGCAGATATTGATCGACAGAAAAGGCTGATCGATAAAGAAACAAAACTACTAAACGAAAAAAACGCACAAAAAATAAATCTTGTTGGCAACACATGCGAACGATACGCAAAAGATCGTCTCAATGATTTTTATATCATCAAATCTTTTTATAAAAACCAAGAGCTGACCGAGCAATTGTTTACGCAAGACGAATACGATGAGCTGGAAAGCCACGACATAAAAAAAGTAGTATTAAAATACAATGAACTATTCGAAAGTTTCAGCGAAGAAAGTATACAATATACAATACTAGAAGATTTTTATCATCCATACTTAAGCTTTGCAGAAGATAGCATGCAATTTTATGGAAAACCATTTTGTGAATTGACATACAATCAAATTAGATTAATAGTATATACTAGAGTATTTAAAAGTATATTTGATAACAATGAAAATATACCAGAATCAATCATGAAAAATCCTGCAAAATTATTAGAATATGGCAGCAGCTCAAAAGAAGAGCGTGACAAAGCAAGGAATAAACTTGATGAGGGAGACGGTGGCACAATTGTGGGCGCCAAAAAAGAAGATTACGAGCGCCTCGGAATCAAAAAACCATCTGGTTCAGTCAGCTTGCATGAAGAGGCAAAGAAAAAAGGCGGAACATTAAATATGGAAGATTTGATGAAATTGCATGGTGTGACTTAAAATTTAGTGTATTATTACCTTGAACACGGAATAAGGTAATATGGCGATAGATCTTGATGTACATGGTAATACTCAGCCGCTAGAAGCGGCGGTACAAGCGGCTGTAAATAGAATTCGCCGAAAACCTATTAAAGTTACAGTTGACGATAAGGGTGCAACCCAGCCGCTGGGCAACATGAAACGCGCCGCCGACGAATTCAGCAAATCGATGGAAGCAGCGAATGCTCGTATCTTGGCGTTTGGTGCTAGTATGGCAATCATAAATGGTGTTGCAGATGCATTCAAAGGAATGGTACGCAATCTTGTAGATGTTGAAAAATCTCTTGCCGACATCAATGTGGTGATGGGTCTAACCAGTCAAAATCTCGATAAATTTAGCGACGGACTATTCAAGGTTGCAAAAGAAACTGGCGCAGCATTCAGGGTTGCTGCAGATGCCGCGACCGAATATGCTCGTCAAGGTTTAGCAGTAGAAGAAACTTTAAAACGTACTCGAGACGCTCTAATTTTAACTCGATTGACAGGAATGGATTCTGCCGAAGCGGTGAAGTCGTTGACTGCTGCAATGAACACGTACGGAAAGCAAATCAAAGATACTACCCAGCTTGTTAGTAAGTTTGCGGCGGTTGACGTTCAATTTGCAGTAAGCGCAGAAGATTTCGCAGCTGCTATTTCGCGTACTGGTCAAGCAGCAAAAAGCGCAGGTGTTGATATCGACGAACTTATTGGTATTGTAACCTCAGCACAACAACAAACCGCTCGTGGTGGTGCAGTTATTGGTAATGCGTTGAAAACTATTTTCACAAAAACAGGTCGTACCGACACACTCAATCAACTCGAAAATTTAGGTATTGCGGTTCGCGACCTCGAAGGTAATACTATTGGAGCAAAACGAATACTTACTGATCTCGCCAATTCTTTTGATCATCTTAGCGAAGCTCAAAAAGCCCAGATTACTCAAACAATGGGCGGATTGTTTCATATCAATATTTTGAAAGCTGTGTTGAGTGATGCAGCGAAACAAAACGGAATACTTGCCAAGGCTACTCAAATATCTTCAAGCGCAACAGACGAAGCAATACAAAAGAACGAACAATTGCGTAATACAATGGCTGCAATGGCAGGAGAAACAGGTAATGCCATTAAGGAATTGAGTGTTCAAATTGGAGAATTGATGCTTGCTCCTGGAATGGAAAAGATTTTAAATACTGTTAAAAGTATTGCTGAAGGAGCTTCTGATATACTTGGAGATGGTGAAAGTGTTGGAGGTAAATTTGCAAATGGATTCTTGAAGGGTGTTGGTAATGTGATTACTGGGCCAGGGTTGGTAGTTTTAACAACTGTGTTTGTTAAATTGTTTATGACCGCCGCTAAGTTTACTGGTGAGAGTTTAAAATCTTTGATTGGTGTGACCAACGAAGCGCAAAAACAAAAAGCTATACAAACTAGTTTGGTTACGCTCATCGGTCAAAACGCGGCTCTTGGAAAAGAGATGCTTCGCACTGACATTTCAAGAACCGAAAAAGAAAAAATATTGCTTGGCTTGTTGCAAATGCAAACCGCAGAGGCTAACAAATTAAATGCAATCAGCAAACAGTTAGCAAGTACCCTATATACTCGAGGTTATGGGCCAGGATTGACTACTGGGAAACGTCGAGCAAGCGGACACATTCCAAATTTTGCAAATCCCGAACGCTCACAAGCTGCACAAGGTGGATATGCCGCTGGAAGTATTCGCAGTATGAACATGCCTGGCGAAGGCCCAGTTATATACAACAGCGCAGAAACTGTCAAAAATTTCGCAGGATTTAAGCAACCCGCAATCATGCCGCCACAATCCAGCAAAGCTGGAAAAAATTATCAACAAGCATTTGGCGATATACATGGATTCGATCCATATGCTGCGGGAGGGTATATACCAAATTATGCGGGGATAAGCGCTCTAAGTCCAACAGGAAGTAAAATGGGAGACTATAGATTGCTTTTGACTAAAGGCTCTGAACGAAAAGGTCAATTTCAAAAAGGTTTTGGTTCATTAACAAAAGAAGAAGCTAATTTAGCATTAAGACGCAGCAGAAATAAAAAAACTACCGCATCAACCACTAGCCAATTAAAAGACGCCGGACAGATATATAATAAAAGTGGTAAAATGGTTTTGTTCGCCGCATCCACCCAAGGAGGAGGTTCTTATACTGGAGACAGAAAGAAAAACATTATTTATTTAAATCCCAATACATCAAAAGGAGATAACAAATTTAGCAATACAGCCAAAACTGGGATGGAGGCTGTGAATGTCCCGTACTTTACTATTGGTAGAAATGATAAAGAGCGAGAAGCTAATGATCCTAAAATTAAAAATAAAATACAGGGAGATCTAATTAATCAAGCGCAAAAAACTACGGATGAACTTGTTGGTTCGCTGTTTAAGGTACCTAGTATTCCCAGCGTAATAAAATCTTCAGATGTAGCAGTTGCTTCTGGTAAAATTTTTGAAAAAATTATCATGTCCGTTCAGAAAGGTGTTGCCAAGGAAGCTTACGGCCCGGAAGTTCCAGGAAATGCATTGTTAGATATTCCTAGGTCTGGTAGAGACGCATTGTGGGATTTATTTGGGGCTGGACCGCTTGGAAGTCTTGGCGCTGAAGCTAAAATAGCGCTAGGAAGTGGTGGTGATGCAGCCCATCTTAAATCTGCCGCAGAAAAATTTTACAAGATCGATAGTTATAAGGGCCCAGGAGGCAAAAAAGCCAAAGCATTTGCTCCAGCAGGACAAGTCCCAGCAAAAAGAGGCGGAACTAAAGCTTCAGGATTCATCCCCAACTTCGCCGCCATGACTATATCCAGGCTTGGAGGTTTAGGAAAAAGTAAATTTGGCTTGGCCGCAGTAATAAATTCTAATCCATACTTCGCGCAACTTCTTAAAAGATACGGCCATTGGAATCGCTTTCCGCCTCAAGATAAAGCAAAACTAAACAAATTCCTATTAAAACAAGGATTCACAAACCGCACTCTTCAGGGTTATGGACTTGCAAGTATGCACAGTAAGAGTATTGGTGAGGGTATTGCTAATATCGCCGCAGCTGGCGGATACATTCCCAACTTTGCCGATCCATTATCAAATGCAATAGGCCGAGAAAAAGCAGCAGGTGTTCCAGTTTCACAAATTCGCGTGGGCTCACACGGCGCACTCATGAACAAAAGTAATCCTCTCGGCCTCGGCGTAACCAATACACATGATGAGCCAAATGGTTTGCGTGATGTATTTGGCGCAAATGGATTTGTGCCGAATTATGCTGTTGGGAATTTACTTGACCCCTTGATTGGCAAGAAAAATCCTGCCGTTGAAAGATTAGATGGTACCATCAAGAATTTAGAGAAAAATATTAAAATATATGAGGGAGAACTAAAGTCTCTGACGAAAGGCACAACAAAACACACTGCTGTCTCCAGGAAATTGCAAAGCAGCGAACAAAGATTAAATCAAGCCGTCGAAAAAAGAACAAGCACTATTGCTAGTTCTGGATCTCGAACTGGTGGATTGATGGGTAGAATTCAAAGCGTAAATCGCAGAATGGAAAATTCTGCTTTTGGAAGAAGCATGAGTGGCATGGGCGGTATGGGCTTGATGATGGGAGGTAGCATGGCTGCAGGATTTTTGAGAAGCGAAGATCCAAAAGATAAACTTCAAAATGCCACTGCATCTGGACTAGAGGGAATGAGTACCGGAGCAAGCGTCGGTATGATGTTTGGACCATTGGGTATAGCAATAGGAGCGGGCGTTGGCGCCTTGGCAGGATTTGTTTCTGGCTTAAGCGAGGGAGAAAAGGCTCTTAAAGAAAAGGCTAAAGCAGAGCGAGAAGCTGCAAGAAAAGGTTTTGTTCAATCGGCTATGTCTATGATATCTGGTAGTATTGACCCGAGCCAAACTCTAGGCTCAGAATCAGGGTTTGTTAGTGAGTTGAAGAATAAAAAGGGAGAAAAAGCTTTTGTTGGTAAAAGCATGGTTGAAATTGCTGAAACTCTTGCGGCTTTTACGACCAACGGAAGAGATAAATCTAATCTGTATGACAAGTTGCAAGAAAAATTTGAAATGAAAGACGCAAGAGAAATTTTGGGGGGAACCAGCAATGCTCAAAAAGCTTTTTTGGCCGAAGCTTTTAGCGGTAGAGAAAAAGAAATTTTCAGAGGAAAAGAAAAGCTTTCTAAGTTTGGAATTAATTCAGAAAGCGCTACTGGCCAAGAGATTGTTCAGGCAATATTTCAAGCTGACGGAGACAAGATAAAGGCCTTGTTGAATGCTTACAAGAATGATCTGCAGGATAATGCAAACAAAGAAAAAGAAATTAACAAAGCAGTTATTCTTAGATTAGATTTTCAGAAGCTCGCAATTCTCGCCGCACAAAAAGCTCGAGAAGCTCAAATGAACATCGCCGAATCTTATGGAAAGGTTGCTCATTCTCTTGATTTGCAGTCTGGCCTGATGAACGAGCACAATACACAGCTTCAAAAGGTTCAAATGAAATACGCGCAGGCCATAAATACTGCGGATCAAAAATATTCAACTTCAGCACAATCTTCAAAAGATCAATATGCAAGCAATATTTTGGGAATGGCCAAACGAGATGACGTTGCACAAAAACTAAAGAGTGCGCTAGCGGAAGAGGGGTTAAATATTAATCAAGGCAGCTCAATACAAGATGTGACCGAAGCATTTAACAAAAAAACTTTAGATGAGCAAGTCTCACTCTTGGGCAAATTAGATGATGCAACGGGGGCAATTAGTAAAGAGCTGGCAAATCATAAAATGCAATACGAGGGCGGTCTTAAATTTTTAAAAAAGCAGCTAGACTACGAAAGTGAACTTGCTGAAACAACAAAAGACGTTAACTCTTATTATGCAAAAAGAAATGATGCTCTTGCTATGTCTTCCAAAATACTCGCCGAGCAGAACAAGCAGCTTTCTTCTCAGCGCACAATCGAAGGATTTCAAAGGGAGGTTGCTGGCGCTCAAAGATCTTTGAATTTTGGACAGGGTTATAAAACAACCAGTGAACAAGAAGCATTCAATTTGAATGAAACAATAATTGCAAGCGAACTTAAAAAACAGCAAATCCTTGACTCGTCCAAGCAAAAGCGTGCAGAGACATTGCAAATACAAAGGCAGCTCAACAGCGAACAAGCAAAGCTAGAGGATTTAGAAAAGGCAAAAGAATTGAGCGCTGCAAATACAATTATTCTTGCCGACTTGAAGTCAAAAGAAGATCAGCGAAAGTATACCCTTTCAACTATAACCAATGAGCTTCAACGCATAAACGATGAAAAAGATGCAGAAATAGCTAAAGAAGATACTCTTCTGGAAATCACAAAACAGCGTACCGCAGAGGCAATTCGTCGAGCCGAAGCTTTGCGTGCGCTCGAGCAAGCAGAATCTCAAATGCGCCACGACCAAACAATGAGAGGTATGAGCAGAGAAATTTCTACAGCCAGAGAAAATGCAAATTTCGGAATTGGATATGTGTCTGAATATGATCGGCGTGGTTTTGAGCTCGCTCAAAGACGAAGCTCGTTGGGAGATGTCGAGGCAGGAATAAGGGAAGGTGCTGAGATGGAAATGAACAGATTGAAGCTGAATACAGATTATGATCAAAGAAAAAAAGAGCAAACTCGGCTCAATGAATTAGATTCTAAAATGGTGAGCAAGGACGGCCTTGAATTTATTCCATTATTACCAAAAGAAATGCAGGAATATGGCCATCTAAAAGAAAGACAAAAAGTATTAATTGAAACAGAAGCCGAGCTTGCGAGAATCGAGCAGAGAACTGAAGGTCAAATAGAAAAAGAAAAAGAACTATTATTTTTGGCTGAACAACGACTACAAAAAGAAATGGCCCACAAGACTGGACCAGGTGCATTTGGTAGAGGATTGGGAGACGGCTTTGAAAGAATGCGCGAGCAGGCCGAACTGTTTGATTATGAATTTTCACAAAAAATTCCCAACGATTTTGCGAATGCTCTTGCTGATGCAATGTCTCAAGGATTAAGCGGAGCAAAAGATATCGATGACGCTTTACGAGATGCGGGAGTTGGTTTTCTGCAAATGATACAAAAAGCGATGATGCAAAAAGCCGCCATGAATATTGTTGGAATGCTTCCATTTTCGCAGGGAGGAAATGTTCGCAAGTATAGTCAAGGAGGAAGTGTTCCTGCGATGGTAAGTAATGGCGAATATGTAATGAGTCGCGAAGCAGTAAATAAATACGGCGGTTCATTTATGCATAGTCTAAATTCTGGAGGTCGCATTCCAGGGTTTAATCAAGGGGGAAAATTAGAAGGATTCAATTACAAATCTGGTCGCGCCTATCAAAAGAAAAAAATGAGCGGATTTTTCTACAGTCAATCTGGAAATGTTGGCCTCGAGCAAGATGCAGGTATGGTTCAAGAAGCGTTAGACGAAAAGCGCCAAAAAGAAGAAGAAGCTGTGGCCAAAGAAAAAGAACGAGTTGAACGAAGAAACGCTCGAATCAATCAAATTGTTGGAGCAGTTGCTGGTTCACTTGCAAGCTCGTTAATATCTAGCGGTGCAGATTGGGCGGCAGAAAAAGGAATTCTTGGCAAGACCGCACAAAACAAAGCCATATTGAAAAAAGCAGGTGTCTCTGGTACTGCTTACGATAAATTGGCTTCTCAGGTTGGAGGAGATAGCGCCACAAAACTTTTGACATCTGTTTCAGATCCAACCAGCGCAAACTATCAAGCTTCAAGGGCTATACTTGATCAAATTCAAGCCGCAGAATTTGCTGATTTCAATTCTCGCTATTTTAAAAAGAAGGAATTTGCATCTGGTGGTTATATTTCTGGTACGCCTGGAATCGACCAAATTCCAGCAATGTTAAGCGAAGGAGAGTATGTTATTCGTGCAAGTAGCGCCCGTCAAATCGGTAAACCTATGCTTGATCAAATCAATGCTGGAAGATTCAATCAGGGCGGTCCAGTTGAAGCAATAAAAGAAGATCAAGATAGCTCCACTTCTTCGGGCAATACAAACAATATAAATATTTCAGTGAACATAGAAGCGGGATCACAGTCAAGCAAAAGCGAAAACTCTGAAAATTCTAGCTCCAATCAAAACGATCAAGATAAATCCGAGCAATCATTTGCGCTGGGAGAAAAAATAAAAGAACAAGTTCTTGCTGTTATTATCGACGAACAAAGGCCTGGAGGAGTGCTTAGTTAAGCTAAATGAGCTACTCAAATTACGAACAAACCGTCATAATCGATGGACATAAACTGCTTGGTATTCAGGGTGTTGATGGAAGTTATGGAATCAAAGAAAAACAAATAAATGTAGCAGGAGTTGGATTTGTTGACGCACTGCCAGATGGGCCTCTCGAGGGAAATTTTAGCATATCCAGAAAAATGGTATCCAAGGATCCCTTGCTTGAGCTTGATCAATACGGAAGATACATTTACGACGAAAAAGAAATAAGCGGAGTAATTTTATACGACGATGATACTAAAGGTTTCGGTTTTACAAAAGGAAGATTATCAAATTATACTGTATCATGTAGCGTTGGAAACATTCCCGACATTCAAACTGAAATAAGAGTATATGGTTCGCTTGGAAAAAATGTATCTAGCTCTCTTAAAGATCAAGTACTTGTTCCTCCAACCATAGCGTTCCCAGATCAGTCAAGTATAAAATTAGTTGTCAGCGACTTCACTGTAGATGCAATTGTTGATTTTAGTTACAGTCGATCAATCAATCTCTTGCCATTGTATGTATTGAATAGAGGAAGTTTGATTGACTGGAATAGTCAAGACCCATTTCAGGGAGTTGTTGCCGAGCCAATTCAGGTTGATACTCAATACCCAATAGAAACAGATATTACATTTACCATGATTGCGAATGAATATGAAATTCGCGAAATCAAAGATCGATTACAATCTGCACCAAAAAGTACTCTCGAGATACAAATCTACGACTCTCAAAATCCTGATGTTATTATCAATAGTTTTCAAGCAAAAAATGCCAGACTAATTAGCGAAAATATAAACAGTACAATTGACCAAGAGATGAATATATCTTTGTCGTATAAAAGTTATGAGTCGATGCACGGGTATGGTCAAAGCCAAGAAGTTGTTTTTGATACATCTGGTGCCACATTGTATATGCTACCTGGGGAGATTGATGTTGATATTATTGACAATCAATATACATTCAATAACATATCTTCTGACGGAAACTTATTCGCGATCAACAAGGGTACGTATGTATTTAGAAACGTGCCTGAGGAGTTTGCGATAAATTTTTCATCAACAAGTGATTCGGTATATTTTTCTGGAGAACATTTTAAGGATCGCGTAAATACTGATAGTAGCATCAAAGATTACTATTATGGATATGTTATTTTGAATATTGTTGATGAATTTTCATCGATAGATATTTCTTGCTTGAATAGCGATATTGGCGACAAGCAGTCTGCTGTAATTTTTTCTGGTAACGCACCAGAACTTCCAGATAGAACGCTAAAATTTAAAATAACACATCCAGGTTATAATCTCGAAGATTTTCATATGACAGATGAATATTGGCAGGAAATAAACGCTGCAGTCGAGGAGGTTCAAAGGTTGTTTTTAACATTAGATACAACGTTTGATATATTTTTGTATCCACTGGATAAGGAAAATTCGTATCTTGCGCTCGGCGGCGGCTCAGGCGGGCACTGGGATTTTGAAAGTATGACCAGAAATCCTACCGGGGCCCTCATAGGGATTAGTCAAACATATTTCAATATTAACCATGAAAAAAATCAAAACGGCGAGCTAAAATATTTTTTAAAACCTTTAATGATTCACGAAATGCTTCATGGTTTAGGTTTTTCATCTTCTAGAATGTCTATGCTTCCAGTAGGAAGAGCATATGCCCATGAACCGCCTAAATTTCGGGCAAAATCTTGGCAAGATAACTTGCAAGTTGTTGAAGTTCAACAAATAAATAATATTTCATTGCCCGAGGTGTATGATTCTATGTTGATGTCTGCAGATACGTTTGGCTTGGGTGCGAAATTTAGTTTGTTTGATGATGATGGCAGTTTATTGGGGAAGGCGCGTTGCGCACAGACCCATACTATGAGGTTGTTTTATGTGGACACGGTAGATTCGGGGTCTAAGAAAATTACAGTACATCAGCATGACATAGAATTAGCTAGTACATTTTACTTTGAGCCAGTAGAGATTGAATTGCGTGAACATTATAAATTAAACATTCGATTGACGGAGGATTCTTATGAACAAGTGTCTATAACTAGTGCAACTAGGCTGAATGATACCGAAAAAGCTAACTCTTGGGAGCTTGTTTTAAAAGACGATTTGACTGAAGATGCGATACAAAAAATAAACGGCAATAGTTCGACTTCTGCCTATTTGTCCGAGAGTCTGGAAAATGGTAACTTTTTGCTGATTACGCAAGAGAGTGTAGATTTTATTCAACAAGAGTCATTGGTTGTTTTGGATGAATATAATCCAAACACAAGTGAAGATATGATTTTTAATGATTCTATTATTTTCGATTCAGACAATTTTGCAAGGTATTCGGGTCGATTGGGGGTTGTGCAGTATAATCAACTTGCTCAATTAAATATTTCTGTAGAAGACGGCATACCTGTGACTAATTATATGGACATTAGCAGGAAAAATTTCTCACACATCAAGACAATGAGTGTTTCTTATAATAATGATGGCCAAGATGTATATTACAGTCGCGTGAAACCATCTAGTGTAAGGACCGAGCATTCTTTTGAGGTCACTCAAGACCATCTTGATTATGGTTTTTATATAAACAATCCAGCTATACCATTTCAAAGAATGAATGTTGGTGATCCGATTGAGGTTGGTGATGATCGAATATATATCAATGATTCAAGTCTTTTGGGACATTATAAAGTGGATGAATGGATATATATAGGAAAACCAAAATATGAGTCTACAACTGGTGGGATTATACATAACGTAGAAGACTTTGAGGCGGCTCAAATTGAATCAATTCAAGGACCGTTTATATATACCAAGAATAATACTTACTTCGACATCGACGAGAACAAATGGATCTACTCACAAGACGGCTTTTTTAGAGCGCGTAGTGTTGACGATGTAGTGTTTAGAAGAAATAAAGAATTAATTCTAGGCACTAATACTGAATTTCTTGACCGTGTGGGTTTGAAAAATATAGTTCTTCTGTTGGATCCTCAAAGTGTTGAGGTTGATCAAATATATACATATTATTTATATAAACGTTTTGGCGCACATTTCCCGGAACACGAAGCTGATCATTGGCAGGCTAATAGCGAAGGTGTTGTTGTGGATGCATTTGGCGCGAGAGTTTTTAGTAGAGATTTGATAAGTAGACAAATGCAAATCAATGATGATACCCCGTTTTTTGGAGGTGTGGCTCTTGGAGCAATAGCCGACCAGGGTACCCACAAAATTGATTTAAGTTGGTTGCATAAAAATACCCAAACAGTTTATACAAAAGATGATAGCGTAGACGGTGGGTTTATTGAGGAAGAAAAAAATATTCCATTGTTTTATGAGTGATTTTTTAAGATTTGAAAATGGGGCTGTCATTTTAAATGCTAAAACATTGATGATTAGTTCTGCTCAATTGTCTATAACTCCAAATCTTCAGGAAAATAGGGTATATGGATCTTTTGATGAAAAGATTATGGGCGCAAAAACTGAGTTTGTAGGGCATCAAGCCGTCTCAAATTTAAAAGGGAAATTGGATATATCTTTTTATATATCTCCTGATGTTTTTGGATTGAATGGTATAGATAGGTTGTTTGAGCTTGCTTCTGTTGGAGTTAATGGTGGTAGTGATTATAATTTTTTAGGAGAGCCTATTCATGCGAATCGAGTTGGTAGATATACATTTGATGATATGTATTTAAATTCAATAAGTTTTTCTGTCAAGCCTTTTAGTTTAATTGCTGCTCAAGCATCTTATGATATATATGGAACAATTCGAAAACAAGATGAATTATCTTTTATCAAGTCGGGCATCGACTTTGCTCATTCATTAAAGTCGTTTGGTAATATAACAGTGGCAGGTATTGATCGGTTTGATGAAGTGCGCATATCTAGTATGAATTACAATATAACTGCACAGCGAGAGATTGCCAATTCTATTGTGTCAAATGAGCAGTCTTTAGATAATCTTAGTAAAGGTGGTCCGTTGCCATCTAGGGTAAATACAAAAGCAATTTTTATTGAATCAAATATAAAATCAAATGAAATGATAGAGGGTTTGAATTGTTATGGCAGTCAACAGGTTGATGGGGATATTTATAGCCAAGGCAGCTCAAGTGTTAATGTTTTTCTTTATGATATTAATGGAAATAAAATAAATAGTTTTATATGTGATGGCAAGATAATTTCCCAATCAAATAATTTGTCAGAGGGATCTGTAGCCTCATCTGATATAACCATAAGGCAAACGGTAAGATGAGGAAGGCTAGCAATATTCAAAACTTCTTGGGTAACCACGAATTCAACAAGCAGTACAAAAAATTTGACTTTGTTTATAATCCTGCGGACGGTTTGTTCTATTATGCAAAGCAAGACAATTTTGTTGCAAATTTTGAAATTAAAGAAAGTAACGCAAGTAGGTTTTCGTTTCTTGTTGATGGCCCTGTTTACGAAGGGGCAAAGACTCATTATTTGATTGACTCTCAGAATAATATGTCTGAGTATACAAAAGGGCAAACTATAAAAATTGAAGGTTCTAATGTAGGCAATGACGGAGAATATAAAATAATAGAAATAGACGCTAATCAGGTTAATCATTATCATAATGCAAATCATCAGATTGTGGATTTTCTTGACGCAACACAATATAACAACGCACGCGGCACGCGTTTTAGTTCTGGTTGGTTTTTATTTGGTAATGATGGTTCTCAGTATTTTGAGTGGAACGTTAATAATTTTTCTTTGGATTTTCGGGCTTATGTAGATAATTATGGTGATTTATACAACGCTTATATACAGCATCATTATCTTGTGCGAGTGCAAGAAGAATATAATATAGTAAGGGAAATAAGTTACCCTCCCGAGTTTTTAGAGAATGACCCCCATGGTTATTATTTAATACAGAACCAGGAGGATAACTCGCTCTTTAATGACTATTCTTTTTCAGTGATTTTGCGTGTGTCGAAAGATCAATATGTATTTGTGTTGAATCGATATCAATGGGTCGAAGATTGGGGTGAAGATCACTATACGACGAACGGAAAAAGCGAAGGTAGGATTGTGCCGCTCAAAGAGAATGCTAACTTTTTTAGTGCCAGCAATTATGGAGATGTAAGCTATAATATTGTTAATCTGCTGACAAAAGCTTTGTGGTTTGAGTTTAATTCTTTGTTTGTAGAAACGGTAGAAGGGTCTGGGTTTCATGATAAGGCTGGGACGCTTCGTTTTTTTACAAAAAAAACCTGGACATCTAAAGGAGAAGGTGCTGTTTGGAAGTATAGGGATTTCGCGGAAACGGGTGATTTTAAAACTTTTGGCAATGATAAAGATAGCGGTTTTCTTTATGTTTGGTGGTGGTTTGGCACGTTGTTTTTGTGGGAAAGCGAGTCAAAAAAAATGTATCAGCTTGCATATTCCTCGTTTTCTGGTCAAGAGCCAAATACACACCCAAAGCCTGGTGAAAATGTTTTAATCGAGCTAAGCGCTGACGAACAACAAAACTATGAGAGTAAGATGATTGACGATCAAGGCAAGCGTTTGTATGATAGTGATGGAAACTTGAATCCTCCTGTCGAGTATGACCCGGATGATCCAGATTTGGATATAAATTTTGATTCTTCAATTTATTCTACGCGCCTAACAATTCAAGGTGTTTCTGGTCAAGACGCGATATTGAACAATGAACCCCAGGATCCGAACAATATAATAACGATTTCTCAACCAGCTCCTGCCATAGATTATGATATCGCTAGCGCTACAGAAGATTGGAGTTCTGATGAGTTCTTTTTTGATGCAGATTATGGCTCTTCTGTTGAGTTTTCTTGTGATAATATAAAGCATCAATATGGAAACGGTTACTATATAAATCAGCCAAGAGGGATAAACTCAATCAATGCAAAAATAAATTTAAAATTCAAAAACAGATCCAACCGGGAAAGTAGCGCATTAGTTCATTTTGTTGAAAATCATTTAGGCCAGTCAGAAAAACAAAAAAGCTCCAACAGTTTGAATGAAGTTCGCGGAATAAAAGGTTTTAGGTGGGGAGAGGGGTCTGCGTTTTTTCCATATAAAACAAATGATCTTGATGATAAACAGTTTTTGTGTCTTAATTATTCTCATTCTTTAAATTTTCAAGACAGTAATGATGTTGACGTTTCTTTGGTTAATTACGATACATCTATTTTAAATAAATCAAAAAATCTTTACATTAGTGGGTCTCGGACATACGACGATGCTCAAAATTATTATAGAAATGATGTTGTTTTTATTCCTGATTCTCATCAATATTATTACTGCATTGCCGAGGGTCCGGTTGTTGGTCAAAACCCCGAGGTTTCTGTAGGGTATTGGTCTAGGGATTTTGTGTGGAGCCCGTCCTTGGGTTTAAAAATTGATCAGTCGCCAAGATTAAATCTTGTAAATTTTGGCCACGATTACACTCAGGTTCATCGAGACGGAGTAAATGAAAAATTATTAATTTTAAATTTAGAATTTAGTGGTAGGAATGATAATGAAGCTAGAGCTATATTGCATTTTTTGGAACATCATTATGGATGTATTCCTTTTAAGTTTTTTGCCCCAGCCCCATATCACGAGTCGAAAAATTTTGTTTGCAGTGGGTGGACTCACACTTATGAATTTAATGATAATCATAATATATCTGCGAAGTTTGAGCAGTTTCCTTTTGATTTAGAAGCAGAAGATTATCACAGTATATACTTGATGGAAGAGAGAGAGATTGAGGAGTATAAATTTACGGTTCCTGATTTTTTAAATCTATCTTCAAATTAATTATTATGGCTAAGTATTTATATAACGAACAAGTAAGGAAAAGGCTATTATTTTTTAATGAGGGTTCCATCGATTTTGAAATTGTAAATGTGCGTTTTTCGGGACAAGCTGACGGAGCGAGC